GAGACTTGAAAGAAAAGTTAGCTAGAGAACCTTCAGGACAAATTGTCTTCAACAAGAAGATCAACAAAGTTCCTGTAATGATTCATAAAGAAGTTTCTGGGTATGTTGTTTATATTGATAAAGACAGACTGGACGCTTATAAAACACAACAACAAGCTGAAAGAATGGCTAAAGAATTTGTTAAACAATACAAGGGTTAACTAGATGAAGCTAATTACAGAATTCACTGAAAACAATGTTCAGTGTATCGTTGAAAAAGCAGAAGACGGTAGTAAGAAATTTGCTATCGAAGGTGTATTTGCTGTAGCTGAGTCTAAAAATCGTAACGGACGCATATATCCTAAAGCTGTAATGGAATCAGCTGTTGAAAAATACGTTACTGAACAAGTTTCCAAAGGTCGCGCAGTTGGAGAGTTAAACCACCCCGATGGTCCAACCGTGAACTTGGATAAAGTATCCCACAAAATTGAAAGTCTCGATTGGGACGGAAATAATGTTGTGGGTAAGGCACGCATTTTGGATACTCCGATGGGTCAGATTGTAAAAGGTCTCCTTGAGGGTGGTGTTCAATTAGGTGTCTCAACTCGTGGTATGGGTAGCCTCGAGCGTCAAAATGACTCTATGATAGTCAAAGATGACTTTATTCTTAACACAGTTGATATCGTGCAAGATCCCTCCGCACCTGGAGCTTTTGTTAATGGAATCATGGAAGGTGTCGAATGGATTTGGAATAATGGCATTATAGAAGCTCGAGAAATTGAAAAAATTGAGACTGAAATTAAACGTGCTCCGCGTTCTGACCTCTATGAGGTGCAAACTCGTGAGTTTAAAAATTTCCTCTCGTTGCTGAAAAACCAATAATATAGGAGTCAAACATGACTGATCAAATAGAAGAACAGGATGTTGAGCTCGACGAGAATGAAATCGAAGAAGCTCATGATCCTAAGAACGCAGAACAGCAGTCTGTTGCTTCAGTTGACAAAGCCGGAGAGGCCACTAAAAAGGCACCTGCTCGTAAAGGCGACAAGTCAAATGCACAAGCATCAGAACTAAAAGGCGCTGCAACCAAAGCCGAGTCTGTAGAATTTGATGGAGACTTTAGTGAAGACCTAAACGCTCTGGTTGAATCTGAGGCTACACTCTCTGATGAGTTCAAAGCCAAAACAGCGATTATCTTTGAAGCTGCTGTAAAGTCAAAACTTGCCGAAGAGATTGACCGACTTGAGTCAGAGTATGCAACACAACTTGAAGAAGAAGTTGCTACTGTTAAGTCCGATCTCGTAGAAAAAGTTGACAGCTACCTCAACTACGTTGTTGAGTCTTGGATGGAAGAAAACAAAATAGCAATCCAGAGTGGCCTCCGCGCTGAGATTGCAGAAGGTTTTATGGACAAGTTAAAAGACTTGTTTGTCGAGTCTTATGTTGAAGTTCCAGAATCCAAAGTTGACCTTGTTGACGAACTCGCAACTGCTAACGAAGAGCTCGAAGAGCAATTCAACGAAGCTGTTGCAAAATCTATGAAGCTTGCTGAAGAGCTAGAAGGTTTCAAGCGTGAAGCAATCATTCGTGAGGCATCTCGTGATCTAGCAGAAACTCAAGTAGAAAAATTAGCTAGCCTTGTTGAATCAATTGATTTTGAAGATGAAGAGACTTTTGCTGCAAAAGTTAAAACCATCAAAGAGTCATACTTCAAGAAAGCTGCGACACCATCCATCACCGAAGATACAGATGAAGAAGCTGAAGATACTGTAGAGATCTCAGGATCCATGGCACAGTATGTAGAAGCAATTCGTCGTCAAACAAAATTTTAATTAGGAGATCCAATAAATGGAAACATATGATCGTCTCGTAGAGAAATGGTCTCCAGTTCTGAACGAAGAGTCTGCTGGAACCATCGCCGATAGGCATAAGCGCGCTGTTACTGCCGCTATCCTTGAAAACACAGAAAAAGCGCTTGCTGAAGAGTCAGCTCGCCAAAACTTCTTAGCTGAAGACCGCGCTGCAAACAACACCGGTTCTGCCGCTAACTGGAACCCAGTTCTGATCAGCCTCGTACGTCGTGCTATGCCAAATCTAATGGCTTACGACATTTGTGGTGTTCAGCCAATGAGTGGTCCTACAGGCCTCATCTTTGCGATGAAGTCGAAGTATCGTACAACCCGTGCTGGAGCAACATCTGGTGATGAGGCTCTGTTCAACGAAGCAATTTCAGGCTTCTCTGGTGACTCAGGTGCATCACAATGTGCAGATCCATCCGGTTTAGTTGGCTTGACCGATGACTCTTCTACCGGTCTTCGTACAACAGACAGCAACATCGACGACTCACGTACCGGCCCAACATTTGGTGGTGGCATGGCCACATTTAATGCTGAGCAGCTTGGCACAACTGGTGAGACAGATTTTGCTGAAATGGGCTTCACCATTGAGCGCGCTACGGTTACTGCAAAGTCACGTGCTCTGAAAGCAGAATACACTCTCGAACTCGCTCAAGACTTAAAAGCAATTCATGGTCTTGATGCTGAGACAGAGCTTGCAAACATTCTGTCTACAGAAATCTTGGCTGAGATCAACCGTGAAGTTGTTCGTACAGTTAACTCACAAGCTAAGACAGGTGCTCAAACAGCTAACTGTCAGACACTAGGTATCTTCGACTTGTCGACAGATGCTGATGGTCGTTGGTCTGCAGAGAAGTTCAAAGGTCTCGGCGTACAGCTCGACCGCGAAGCCAACCAGATTGCTAAAGACACCCGTCGGGGCAAAGGTAACTTCGTAATTTGTTCTTCTGACGTTGCTTCTGCTCTTGCTGCTTCTGGCATGCTCGACTATGCTCCTGCACTTTCCACAAGTCTGAACGTAGATGACACAGGCAACACATTTGCTGGTGTTCTCAATGGTCGGATTCGCGTCTACATTGACCCATATGCAACCGGCGACTACATCACAGTCGGTTACAAGGGTACAAACCCATATGACGCCGGTCTGTTCTATTGCCCATACGTACCATTAACAATGGTTCGTGCCGTTGGCGAGAACGACTTCCAGCCACGTATCGGGTTCAAGACTCGTTATGGCATGGTGTCCAACCCATTCGTTGACACAGCAAACGTTTCAGGTCGTGACGGTCTTGCTACAGCGAAAACCAACCAGTACTACAGGATCTTCCGT